CTCCAATATGCTCCGAAGCGTGGAGAATCTCATCGATATCTTCGGATTGAAGGACAAGCTCAAGGAAACCCGTACCGATACCATCGAATTGGGCAGCGAAGTGGAAGATCTGGAGCGTCTTGAGAACGTAAAACAGCGCATTAAACTCACTCAGAAGCACGAGAATGAGTAATCCACTAAGCGTTCCAACGTATCAGACCCTGGTGAAGCGATTGGCAGCGGTTCCAAATGAGAATCAGCGTCAGCAAATCATAAAAGCTGGCAATCTGCGCAACGCGAACAAGCCGAAGCCCAAGCCAAACAATCCCTGGGCCAATACGGCAACCATTCCCATGTATAACGGTGCCGTTTCCGATAAGACCAACCAGCAACACATCCCGGCTACCGACGTAAATGAGCTGGAAGCCCTTGGAAAGGTCTTTGGTGGAGCCGTAAGCCCCATAGTGAATACCGTCAACGAAAAGGTACAGAGCATCATAGATAACGTCTTGGCGCCTCCAGTAAACCTAGCCGGGAAGGGTTATACGGCGCTCGATAACATTTCTCAGGAACAATTGGGGATGAGCATCGACGATTGGAGTATTGCGCTTCAGGCGGCGGGGGTTCCGGCCATTACTCCCACCAACTTCGGACAAGGCGTTATGGGCAGCGTAGACGATGTTGGGCGATTAGGCGGGAAGTTGCTTAGCTACCTAAAGAATTCGAATGGTCGGGGTGGGATTAGAAAGGTTGGAACCGTCAGTGATGACTTTGCAGGCATGGTACCGCAGACGGAGCAGGGGCTAAAAGACTCCTGGCTTGCCGGTATGAATGATCCAACGTTAGCTTACGAGGAATCGGTACAGTCGTACATAGACAATGTAGTAAGCGAGATGAGCAATCTCCCGGATACGCCTACGCCACGTCATAGAGATATAAACTCGCTAATGGATAAATTCTATAGAGAGCTAAATAGCGTTAGATACTCGAAAGATGAGGCTCAATACTTCGCCAGGTACCCGCAATTTAACCCCGCAAAGGGCGGAACGAAACCGGATATAGCCTGGGAAGACGTAGAAAGCATGAAACCTTATGATTACGACCTCTTTGAGTCGTTGGTTGACACAGATATTGGCGACGCAGTAAACTTCTTTAATGGGACGCTGGATATCTCTTCGTATGGTACGCATAATCACGACTACAACGTAGCGTATCTAGCTAGCGAGCGGCCATTCGGTACCATGCCAGAATTTGATTTCTCGCCACAGCCTACGCATTCTCAGTTTCGCGAACTGGCATTAAAGCATAATCCTAACGCCGATGATGAGATCAGCAAAGCATTTAACAATAGCCAGGATTGGGTTATCGGGGCAGACGGGAAGGCCTACTCCAAGGTCGAGACACCGGAAGATTTTGAGTTTCTGAATAACCATATCTCGAGTATGGATAAAGACGAGTACGCGAAAGCGTTAAACTCTGATGCGTTTACCGATACGGTTAATAGAATACTGGAGAGAGACAACAAGAGTAATGGGAAGGTTTCTATCGGCAAAGGCAGCATATTTAGGGGTAAGGTGCATATACCGATAACCTATGCGCCTTTAGACGGCAAGTTGCCACAAACAAATGATGCTGTATTCTCGTTTAAGCCAGGCAAGATGGTTGGGATAGATTCAATGGAGAACGTAGACAAGGGTATTCGAATTCGGCAAGACGCCAAGATTCCGGGGCTTCTCGCTGAAGACACTACGATGAATCAAATGCTCAATAGACGTTATACTGGGGGTGGAACCGGACTTTATGACGCCATAAACGCTGGGTTGAAGGATCAGAGTCTCGGGTTCCTTTTCGATGGGCGTAGCGGCAAAATGGCTTCTAGCGAGGGTTTTTGGAACTCCGTATACGACAGAGGCAAGGGATTTAGCTGGATTGATTTTGACGACCCGCAGGTTCGGGGGGGGATGAATACATTAGCCCCGATAGGCGCGGGAAGCGCATTTGAGGAGATATTGAGAAGGAATAATGGAGAAAGATAGAGTCGGGATGATTGTTGAGCAGCTTCGGGACGAGTTCCCCGAGGCCGGTAATGCGGCTTTAATGCGCATGGCGATGAAGATAAGCATCCCGGCTTTTGCCATTACCTGCTTTCCTAAGACGGTGGCGCTGCACATACCCGAAGTGCATTACGAGGTATATGAGCTATTGGAGCGGCACGACGTCGAGAAATGTGCCATAGCGCTTCCCCGGGGCATGGCCAAGTCGTCTATTGCCTCGTTCCTGTATATCCTCTGGGAAGTCCTCCATAAGCCTCCACACAAAGACTTGTTCGTTACCATAATATCCGAATCCCAGTCGCAGTCCATTAACTTTATCTCACGCATCAAGAACGCCCTGAATAGGAACCCGCAACTTCGCAAGTACTTTGGGGATATGGGCAGCAATACAGCCGAGCGCTGGAGAGAAGACGATATCATCCTCGCGAATGGGAGCCGTATCGCGGCGCTGGGAACCGGGCAGAAGGTCAGGGGACTCATCCAGGACGATACCCGCGTCAATATCATTATCCTAGATGACTTCGAGTCGGAGACCAACGCCAAGACTCCGGAAGCCCGGCAAAGCAATCGCAAGTGGATTCTTGAGGCGGTATTGCCTTCGCTTTCGCAGACGGATGGACGCCTTATCGCAATCGGTACCACTATCTCCGAGGATTGTTTCCTGCAATGGGTCAAAGATGCTCCTGACTGGACTGTAATCTGGAAGTCGGTTATCGATGAGAATGGCAATACGATATGGCCTGAGATGTATCCTATGGAGCGTATTGAGACGATTCGTAAAGGCTTTGAACACATGGGCAATCTCTCCGGATTCTTCCAGGAGTATATGAATCAGCCTCAATCCCCGGATGATGCGCCCTTTAAGCCGGACTATATGAAGACCTATACGGGAGAGCTGGTCCAGATAGAAAAGCGCTGGTGGCTCAAGTACGACGGTAAGGATAGGCTATTGAATCTATTCATGGGCGTTGACCTGGCGTCTTCATTAGGATATCGAGCCGATTATACCGTCTTAGCCACAGTCGGGAAAGATGCCTGGGGTAACGAATACCTGATTGACGTAGAACGCTCTAAAAGCGACCCGGCACGGCATCCGGATATGATAATCGAATGCTATAACAAGTGGCATCATCAGGGTGTTAATATCGAGTCTCAGGCGTATCAGGAGAGTTGTAGAGCTACGGTGCGCGCGAAGTGTCTGGAGTTGGGGATACATATCCCGGGACTGGAGCGTAAGATTACACATCGTACCGGTAAGTCGGAACGGCTTATGAGCCTCGTGCCGATATTCGCGCAGGGGAAGTTCCATTTCCGTACCACTGACCTGGAATCGCAACGGGAGTTCCTCTCCTTTCCGAAGGGCAAAAACGATGATTTACTTGACGCGATATGGTTGGCGTCAAACTTTGGCTATAAGCCGACTCAAAAAGATGAGACAAAAGTGGAGAAGAAGACAATGCGACTCAAGTTACGCGGATGGATGACCGCATGAACAAGTGGAAGCCCGAAGATCGTGTTCTGCGCAAGATAAACGGTATCGAGAAGAGTGAGAGGCTGTGCTGCGATACATGCAAGAATGAGAAATGCGCCATTGAAAAGGTGGCGGATTCGATATGCCAGCATTACAAAAACGACGCGAAGGGGTACTATAAATGAGAAATACTTGTTTTTTCATGGATACTCGTTACTTTGTATGTCAAGAGGATAAGAAATGAAAGAAACGTCAGTGCTCAAGAAGACCAAAGAAGAATACGCCAGCGAAACCGTTGAGCTGTTCAATTCGTTCAACTCCGGCAATCGCTCCACCTGGGGCATGCAAGCCGTTGAAGACCGTGAGTTTCGCTTGGGTGCTCAATGGAGTGCCGCTGATAAGGAAATCCTCGAATCCCGACAACAAGCCGCTTTAGTAATCAATCGGATACATCCCGCCGTCGAGCTTGCCAAGGCTATGCTTACGGCTAAACGACCCACCTTTAGAGTCTCCGCAATGGAAGACTCGGATAACAAGACAGCCGCCGCCATCAATGGCTTTATCCAGTATATCTGGAGTATCAGCAACGGTGACCGCCAGATGAGCAAGGTTATCGATGACTTCTACGTAACCGGAATGGGCGTCCTCTTAGCCTACATTGACCCATTCGCAGACGGTGGACGCGGCGAAGTCAAGTTCCGGGCAATCGACCCGCTTCAGGTTTATATCGATCCCAACTCTCAGGATGAGTTCTGTAGCGATGCCAGCGACATTATGATCTCCCGTACCTATACCAAGGGTCAGCTTGAACGCATCTATCCCAAATACAAGGAAGCGCTCAATACCGCCTCGGGGAATCCTTATAGCGAACTTGCGACAGCCGGGGGCAGTTCCGAGAACCTTATCGTCTTCGCCGGAGCCGAGACCTCGGCTAATCACGATGGCGAGTATGTCCGTGGCTATGAGAGATACACAAAGGTTTGGGTAGACCTTATCCGGGTATTCGAGAAGTGGTCAAAGCAAGAATTCAATATGACCGAGGAACAGTTTGCCGAATATCTGGAGAAGCCTATCTGGGCTATCAACGGCAACCTCGTAAAAGAGGAGGTCATGGCGCAGCAGATGGTGACCAGTATCGTTCAGCAGTACGAACAGGAAATGCAGCAATACGAGCAGATACTCGCCCAGGCTGAGCAAGACCCAAATATCGCTATGCAGATGCAACAGCAGGGCATTCAGGCGCCTCAGCCGCCTCAGATACAGCAACTCCAGATGAAGGATATGCTTCAGAACGAGCAGATAACGCTTGTGAAGGTGCCGATGCAGCGCATCTATATGGGTGTTGTAGCCGGAGACAAGTTCCTTTACGGAAGACTCCTGGCTTGCGAAGAGTATCCCATCATAACCCTTATGAATATGCACACCGGGTCTCCTTTCCCCTTATCCGATGTACGCATGATAAAAGACCTCCAGAAGTATGTTAATAAGATCAAGTCGCTTATCGTGGCGCATGCCTCAACCTCCACCAACGTTAAAGTAATGGTGCCGAGAGGCACCGATGTCGAGGCGTTGAAGGAACAGTGGGCGCAACCCGGGGCGATCATAGAGGTCGACTTTACGGAAGGGACACCGATACCGGTGATGCCGCTTCCGATGCCTAATGAACTTTATCAGAACGAACAAGTCGCCAAGGGCGATATCGATCATCAGCTGGGTCTTTACGATTCGATGATGGGTAATACGGCTAACGCTCCCGATACCTATCGGGGCATAATGATGCTCGATGAGTTTGGGCAGCGCAGAATACGTGTTAAACAAGCCGTAGTCGAGGATGCGCTACAGACCCTTGGGAAACTTTTAATAGCCTTTATACAGGAGTTTTACGTCGCTGAGAAGCAAATAAGAATTCTCCAGCCGAATAACTCCCTAACCGAGTTCGCCGTAAATAAGCGACTCTACGATGACTACGGGTCGGTGGTTGGCACTCTTAACGATGTGAGCGTAGGGAAATATGACGTCCTCGTTATTTCCGGTTCGACCCTGCCATCTAACCGTTTTGCACAGCTTGAGTTCTACCGGGATATGTACCGAGACCAGATCATTGACCGTGTAGAAGTACTAAAGAAGACCGATGTCTTTGACATTGAGGGCGTATTAACGCGCATCGATACGATTGAGCAGCTTAAAGGTGCTCTGGACGAGGCGCAACAGAAGATCAAAACACTCGAAGGCGATATCCAGACTCGTGAACGTGAGTTATTCCATACCAAACTCAATGCTGCCGTAGACCGGGAAGCAATGACCGCGCACGCTCAGACCCTCGAACAAGGCAAGGCACTAGAATTACACAATGCCCGATTAGGAGATACTCTGAAGACGGCCGGTCAGTCCGCTGCTATGGAAGTGCAGAAGATTGCTATGGAAGAGCGTGAGCGCCAAAGAAAACAACGAAAACCTAAGGCATAAGGAGAACTAATGCTATTTCCACAACAACCTCAGAATGACCAAGATACCCCAGTACAGAGCGTCGACATGTTTGGTGTACCAACTACCGATGAACCGTACGACCGCTCTTGGTTAGAAGGGGATACGGCTCCGGGGCAAAACACCGGACAACCCGCTCAAGGCGCTCCAGATTCCCAATCTCCGCAAGACAATGATACAGTACGTTACCAGTATTGGCAGTCCCAGCACGATACCCTCAAGAATCAGTATGAAGAGCTAAAGCAACAGAATCAGGTTCTTCAGCAGCGTCTTGGGACAGTAGAACAGACCGTAACCAAAGCACCCGAACCTCAGGAAGAGGAGTTTCCGGATCCTCCCGAGGCACCTGCCAAGCCTTACGGCTTCAGCCCTCAGGAGGCGATGAGCGACCCTAGTTCTGAATCGGCACGCTATATGGTTGCCTTAGCCGAACACAATAACGTGATGAATCAGTACAATCTGTACAGAGCGGATTGGTTGAACAGTAAGCAGACCCAGGAGATACAGAAGCTCTATGCGAAGGACTCCACCAAGCAACAGGAAGAGATTCGCCGGGCACAGGTCTCCGCACAGGTCAACCAGGCCATCGCCGCAGTTCAGAAAAACTACGGAGTCGATTACGATACCGCAATTGATTTCGTGAATACCATGTCGGACAACGCGTCGTTCACAATGGACAACTTGTTCGAGCTATATAAAATGAAAAAGGGTGTCTACCCCGAAAAGGGAGCAAACGGAAGATATTCTCCGGCACCGAATCCGCAGCCGTTTAGTCCTTGGGGCGTACCCGTAGCGCAGGGAAATGCGATGCCTTCTCAGGACTTCCAACAGCGACAACGAGCGCAGAGTATACCGCCTATCATGGGCGTACACAATGCGCAGGGAAACGCTCAGGTCGACCCGATGATCGCCGCCTTCCAGCAAACCATACGAGACAGTAACAATCAGAACATATATTAGGAATTTTAGGAGAAAGCTATAATGGCTATTTCAACCCCTCAAAACTTCTCACAGACTCCCGGCGGAATATACACTTCCAGTACTAACCCTACTCCAGCCGTAAGCCTGGACAATCTTCGGAGAACGTTCGACCTCTCCGGGATGATTGCCGAATTGCGCCCGGTCGAATCCCCCTTCTTCACGTATCTTACCAAGGTGCGGAAGCAAGCTACTACCGACCCCATCTTCAAGATGATGGAACAGCGTCATCAATGGCAGCGTAGAAACTTCCATGTTAGCACTGCTCTGGCAGCCGGACAAGACATAACCGCAGCCGCTACTGGTGTTGTTTGTCATTGCTACTATAACTCCAGTGGCCGGTTGTCAACTACTGAGTATACGCCTACATTTTTCGTGGCGGGACAGGTAGTGTCTATTGAAAACGTTACCGAGACCACAGGCCAGTCCGACACCGGGACTCTTTATGCCAAGGTTGTACAGTATGGCGGAACAGCTACCAAGTTGCAGTTGCTTCCCCTATTCCTTGTCGGCTCATCCGTAACCGGTGGCAAAAAAGACGTTTCTGGGTCATCTACAACGTTTGCCATCCCGGATAATTCTCGCGGACAAGTAGTTGGGACAGCATACGGCGAAGGTACCGGAACTCCCACTGGTTGGTCCGATGTACTTGGGCAGACCGAAGGTTACGCCCAGATATTCAAGACCGCTTGCCCGATGATGACCGGAACTGCAATGGCTACCGAGTATCGCGGGAAGAAGAACGAGTTCCAACGTATTTGGGACGAAAAGATGCGCGAACACAAGATGGACATCGAACAGTCCGCCCTCTTTGGGGTCGGACACGTAGGCGCATCTGGCGGCGTACTTACCGCCGGAAGCACAGCCGGCGTTCCTAGCCGTTACACCTGGGGCGCACTGCCATTCATCAGCCTCTACGGTCAGACTGGAAGCTTCAGCTATGCCGCATCCGGCTACAACGACTTCGTAGACTTCACCGAGACCTTCTTCGCTCCTGAGAGCGGGAATAGTATGACCAAGCTTGTGCTCGCTTCACGTAAGGTCATCGGCTGGTTCAGCAAGCTCAACCAAGGCTCCTTCCTGGGCAACACCCTCGTAGCCGAAGCCGCCCGCTTGGATGTACAGAACATGAAATCCCAGTTCGGATTCAACCTTACCCGTATCAATACGGTGTTTGGCGAACTGAATTTCGTGGCGCATCCCTTGCTCCGCGGACAGTGGGAAGATTACGTAATCGTACTCGACCTGCCCAATATCGCTTATCGCCCGCTCGTGGGCAACGGCATCAGCCGCGACACCTTCTATCAAACCAATGTCCAGGACAATGGCGTAGATGGAAGAGTCGACCAGATAATCACCGAAGCCGGTATCCAGATCACGCTGCCTGAGACTCATGCAGTGCTGAAGTGGAGCTAGGAGGAAACGATGGCGTGGGTAAAATCAGCTACTACCTTTAACGGGTTCGATACATATACCGAAACAATAGCAAACGGAAGTCTCGTACAGGCGAATACTCCGTCCAGCGCACTACCCGGATTTATTGGGGACTGTGTCCTAACCGGAACAGTTGCCTCTACAGGAACAACTGCCGATGCCGGTACTGCGATGACCATAGAGTGTTCCGTAGACGGTACTAATTACGGTACAATCAAAACACTTGTTGTCGTTGCGTTGACGGCTGCTGGATGTCGTGGGTTTACTGCCGACCTCACCGGAATCGTCGCACCGTACTTCAGAATCAAGTCACCAGTTGCTACTACTGGAAACGGAACTCTGATATTCCGGTATAGCATAAAGAAATCATAAACAATGGCTACTAAGGTTGTAATTACAAGTTACGTAGACAGCCTTCTTGGGGAGTCGGGGACGCAAATCTCCGACTCCACCATTATCGCTGGGATGGAAGATTTCGTCCATAAGCTACAGCAGTCGAATCCCGATGCGCTTAAAGACCTGGAGGTTTCGACTACGATTGCAACCGTCCCGGTAACGATTCATTTTATCCCCGAACAGCTTGACGTATACTGCGGTATCGAGAGGCTTACACGCCAGAAAGATACGCAGTTTATAGCCAACCGGTATTCGCTTCTGAACGACCTTGGCAATACCGGATACTACTACGTAGTGGGGAACAAGCTGTACATCCATCCCTTTGACGCCACGAAGACCTATACCTATCGCGGTATAGCCTACTCAGTAAGCAATGGAGTCGTTACCTGGTGCGACAAGTATGTCTATCCCTTGGCGCTGTATTGCGCTTACGTGACGCTTTATGCTCAGCTGAATGTCGAGGTTTCCTCGATTGTTACCGCTTCCGGTACATCTACGGGGCTAGGCACCGTAGACTATAACAACGTATTGCCAAGGCTAGATGCCGATGACGTTGAGCTTACCGGAGCCGAACTGGATTACGCAAAGACTCAGATTCAGCAACTTGGCGTTTGGGTTGGAGCGGATGGCGTCGTATCCGATAAGATGAAGTCCCGGGTCGAGAATGCGAAGATGATGCATGCCCGCATGGTGACGCTTTGGACACAGTACATGCAATACTTTGGCATAGGAGAAGCGAAATGAAAGCTGGCGAACTATTCAACATAACGAAACAGATGCTTCCCGGAACGTCGAAGCGCATCTTTACGAAGTTCTACAATATGGCGCTCGAGACGCTTTCCTCCATTGTGCGGATAAGTGTAGTCGAGGAAGAATACACCGATGACTCCTTCAAGACGATCCCAACCGAATTGGTGCGTATTGAGAGAGTTGAGTCCACGGAACGGCACTCTTATGAGATTATTGGAGACGAGCTCTTTCTCTTCAATTCCGAATACGAGGCACAGACCGCTGTGGATGGACTCAAGATACGCTACTGGAAGCGGGTGAAAGATGCCTTAGCCTTGCCGGATAAGAACAATAGCGTAGCGACGGCGTATCTGGAGATGACCAAGGTGGCGAATGTAACTGCCGGAGACCCTCCCGTTACGGCCTATGGCGCACTGAAGATGCTGGACAACTATGCAGAGGACTTGTTCGTCCTAATGGAAGCACTTCCATATCTCAACGGGGCTACATTAGTGACGTTACCAATAGGCACTATAGTGCAGATAACCACAGCCGATAAGGTCGTTACAAAGCTTTTCACGGTCTCCCCGGAGACTCTTGAGGTATTGGCAGAGATATCTAACTTCATCAATTTCGTTACAACTGGAACCTATAGTCTCATAGAACTTGAAGACCTTTGGGAAGAACAGGATGACGGCTTCGGTGACGAAGCTCAGCTGGCATCAGTATATCTGGCTATCTCCAACATGTCTGACATGGTTGGCGGTAACATGGATATCGTTAAGTACGCCCTTGAGAAGTATCGGGTCTTCGAGAAGATTGCCCGAATCAAATACAATACGACCCCACACCTTTCCGGTGCGCTTAAGCAGGTTGGGTTTTGATAGCCGGTAGGAATCTCCTGTATTTTCCACTTACGAGAGTGGAAGATTGCGTAGATATACGTATCTTTACGCTAGCAAATAGCTCACTTGAGGATGAGACGATGGCGACTCTGGAAGATTCCTTAGATCGGACAGGATTCAATAACTACAATGTAATGGCTATCGACGGATTAAGCGTAAAGGCATCAAATCTCTTGTTTATGGAGCTTGGGAGTGCTGAGGTGTATAAGTTGTCGAATCGAATAGATTGCTCCATAGCGGACGCTTTTAGTGGCGTTATTGGGGTAGGGATAAATACGAATATGAATCTCGGGAAGATTCTTGAGATTGCTAATAGTATAGGAAGCCGATTCGTATCTGCGATAACCAATATCATAGAAGATTGGGTACGTATCTGGTTTCAGGATTTGTATGGGGTAATGAGTGAATACGAGTACCTTGATACTTCGAATAGCATCATCACGGTGCACGAACAAGTTTTTAATTCTTAGGAGAATATAATGGCACAAGGATTATTGGTATACGTGGACGGAGCCTCAGTTGGTACCCTTGATATTGGAACTCTTGGCTCACAGGTAATGAGGGTTGACTTTGAGGATATTACCGGGCTTACAACGCACATAAGAAACAAGTCTATCCCATTGCTGCATACGGTATCTGGCGTTAGTACCGGTTCCGGTGGCGATACAAAAACGACAACAAAATTCATTGCCTGGAAATTACCCCAAATGATTCTTGGGAAGGGTTCTGCCCTTACACACGAGTTTACTGCTGATAACGGGCTGATAGACATTCTCGGGCCGCTGACCATAGGTATATTCAACCCGGTAGTTATTGTCGCTAGTCCTGGAGGAGCGTCGAAACAAAACTCAAGCCAGGAACGTATCGATGAGAGTGTTTTTAAAGACATGTTAAACTGGGGTCGCGGGATGCATTTATGCCTTAGGCTGAGCTACGTTGATGGTGGAGTAGTGATAAACAAATACTATAGCGTTCCAGACGAGATTAACGGAACGTTTTCGACCTCTAACGGAGTTAGTTTCCATAACGCATTAGAGGCGTCTCTTAGCTCAACGGCAGCTTCGCCAACTGCTCCGTGGGATACATCTCTTAGCGGATATCAGTCTCTATATGGGAATATTCAGCCTCCCGTTCTCTCGCTTGCTAGTATTTATGCCGACATAGACGGAATTACTACAGCGGATAAAACGCTCACGATTTATCCAGAAATACTGGTCGGCACTCTTAACGGCACTGCTTTAGGCTCAGGCTCATATGCATACCCTATTTATAACATGGGCTCAACCGGAGTATTCTCGTTGGGTTTTATAAAAAGCGCTAGCGCTAAAACAGTTTCGCTAGCGAACGCCGACGACGACAACAATCCGGAAACATATGCTTCAACAAAGTATGGCTGGCTTGGACTATATGATACCTCTGGAGAAAAAGACTCTCAGATTATCGTAACGGAATCGGATACAGCATAATGAGAGCGTTAATAGTCTATAAGCGCACAACTCCAACCTATAGGTTTACCATAACCGATGCGGTATCGGCCGGAATCGACATAAATGCCGTTTCAATAGGAATGGCGCTTACTGATTCTAGCGGAAAAACCTATTTGGTTAACACTAGCTTTAACGGCGTTAACCCCGGCGTATTGACTGGGTTAAGCTCATACGACTACAGGTATAATGGCGTCGGCACATCAGGCATAGGCTGGATATCGCTTACGCTGCCTATTTCATTTACCGCAACCGTTACCGGAGCATTTACCTACGAGGTGTTCCTTTACAAGGCCGGAATAATGGTTGTTATCGATAATGGCACACTTGAAATGGCGGACAGTTCGATACCTACGCTGGCAACTGCTCCGATTGTGATTACATAATGCCTAAAGAAACGATTATCATTAAGGACTTCAAGGGGATGGCTCCATCGATTGGTGGAGCCTCGAATCCTATCTACGTGGAGAATATGCGCGTCGACCTTCCGGATAACATTGCGTCTCCAGAGAATGTCGATACTGTTATCCAGCAGGTGCAGATAAACGAGCCGATGGATTCGACCATTATGTCCACTAAGATGTATGTGGACGATACCGATAAGGTATTGGACATTACCGCTATGGGACGAGTCAAGGTAGATGGCGTAGAGGTCTCAAACGTATCGGTTGGAAGTGTATTGCCAAGCGTAGACGTGATCGGGAGACAAGCCGTAATTGCTACGGGACGCTTAGGCGCTCCGAAGTTTATCAGGGTGGGGTTCCCGGGCGTAGAGCATCTCAACTTCGGCTCCGATGAGATAATCGTGGAAGACGACTACATTTCGTCCAAATATCTCAATCTGGGCAATATCCGGGATGCATTGTATCTCAATGAAGACAATATCCTGGCGCTGTATAACGGGTCTACGTCGTTTACAATGATGGACTTATCAGCACCTGCCTCGTATAAGAGCGCAGATTTGGCGGAAGATGAGATACTGGCAATTTGTGGCGATATTGATACTTATGGAGCGTCTGCTCCGTATTATGCGTGCACAAACTACGTCTATTATGCCTATATGGACTCCGGGACACTCAAGATAAACCGCTTTGACCTTGCCGGATGCTATGACGCTGCGCACTCAAATATAGCCGCAGACCTTAACGGTGCACTATTCGCCCATGCGGATAGAGTCGGAACGGGAATAATCACCGTAAACACCGATACGGTTCCAAGCGGATATCGTGTCAACTCGATTGCTATTACCGCCGGTAAGTGTTTTGTCGCCTTTACTAAGCCTGAACTGGATACCGTGGCAAAGTTAGGCTCCATCAACGTTGTGGCGGAAGACGAAGACCTGTTATTTGCCTTTGACAAAACTTTATTTGATTCGGCTAGTTCTACCGTTAGCGTAGACGCTGAAACCCTTATCCCAAGCATGTTGCCATGGATGCCGTATGTAGAGACTCCTGGCATCTCCGTTCTCAGGGCGTACTATCCTCCTGACTCAACAACGCCTGGGATACCAAGAGTTTCAAAAACGAAAGAATCATTTTACCTGCCATACGGGGTTGACGTTGGGGACTTTCATCTCGCCGGGGCAATTTCGGAGATTACGTTGCCGACAACATTCGTTAATGGCAGAGAAACCACAAAAGGTTACATTCCAATTCCAGGCAATTGCGGTGTAGCCAGATCTGACCTTAAGCCTTTTGGCAGTTTATGCGTAATGTCCTATACCGATAACGTTGTTGGATATCTAGTTGGGTATGACAACGATGGAATATTCCCTAGTACGGTCGCTCACGCGAATGAGGGTTTTGACGCGATAACGTTACGCACCCATAACGGTCTTGGTTATTTTAAGCTTCGCACAAAAGAGTATGCATCTACTTTCGGCAGCCAGACGTTATATTCGGTTTCGTGTTTTGCCGCAAGTGTCTCTGCTCCAAGCTCTGATGGCAATAATCTCGGAGACGGACATCGTGTCGCGTTCTATTGCTGGAACGGAGAGCCAATGGTCGATTATGATGGGTATAATTACAACCTAAACGTTGGGACAAATAGTATCGATGTCATAAAGCACTTTGATGACGTTAACACAGGATATGGTACCAGGGGCGCATCTCATCATGCCAGATTCCTGCTTGTGCCTATAGCTATATTGGATACATCAACAGACAAGGCGTTTTCAAGCCTCGGAATTGGCGTTGCCGCAACATCCGAAACCGTTTTCAGCATCATCTCCTTCGCGGATAATCCGGTTGGCATCGTTACTATGTATACTCCTGCCGGAGACCTAATAGCAATGACTACCGGAAGCGTGGTAGAACAAATCGGGCAGATATATGTAGGCGGTTACTCACAGGCCGCGTTGAACACAGACCCAATCGCCGTTCCCTCTAACCTTTCCAGGATTCTCCCTAACGTTAATGGCGCGACCAAAGAGATCATGTTAGTGTCTGATGATGCCGTGAACATATCAACCATTGTCGTTACGGAAGGAGACTCCGTTGTTGCAAATGGTGACGTTACTATAGGTGTTACTACGGAACATCTTCTTGATAACGCTATTTTAAGCGTACCGGAAACGCCTACAGGAGACACAACCGGCATTGCGGCTGGGACTACGATGCGCTACAAGGTCTCGTTCATATACGATGGGTCGAGTATTTCTCCCCTGCCTAACGAATACATAGATGCGTTCAATGCCGCAAACTATACGGTTGCCGCAAAGATATCATTCAGCCTTGAGCAGTTGCAATACATAAGTAAGCGGATAACGTCAATAAACGTATATGCTGCCGCCGTGAATACAGTAAGCGGAGAGGAAGAAGAGTTGTACCGACTGGTGAAGAGCGTCCCAATTACGGATGAATACTTCTCGGTTGTAAGCGATTACTATGAATACTCCTTTACCGATTCCGGGTCGAGACTTGCATCCTTCAACGCCGATAGCGGGTATAGCGAATCAGCTCGGAACGTAAGCGTAAACAGAGATTGCCAGTGCGTATGCAGTAACTACTTGTTCGCAGGAAACATAAAAGTTCCGGAGATGGAAACGAAGAATGTGCACACCAACAATACGGTGGTGCGTTCCTTGCCGTTCCAGCCAAGCGTATTCAACTACGCCGAAGATTTTGTTATTCTCAAGTTCACCCCGATTGCGCTTGTGCCCTTCTCGGGACGTGTGTATGCGTTTGGGGCGGAGCAGTACTCCATCATCAATCCCGATACGTTAGCGGTGGAGCACACAAGTAACTCTTGTGGATTGGCGAACAAGTCTCATGTTGTGGTCAACGATTACGGTATCTTCGCCTACTACGATGGCAGTGTCTTTAACATCGACGGAGCCAAATGCGTAGCCATTAGCGACCCAGTGAAGGTATCTACCAATTATGCAGTCGCTCCGGCCCTAGACGGGTTGGAAAGTGCCCACATCTTCTTAGGTTACGTTCAGTCCCGGGACATGATTATCGTAGCCGGGAATCAGGCTGGCGTCTTATATGTGTTTGGCTACGGCATCAAAACCGGTAAGTGGTGCATATACGACGTAAGCGCTGAGACAACTAATGGCGGAGACCAATATCCAATAGGCATCTATGATAGCGGTTCCACTTGCGTAATCGCCGTAGAGGTACCCGAGTCGGATACGTATACCCAAACGTCTTATGAGCTATTCAGTGGTTCAACCAAGCGCACAATGCTCCTGGAGTGGATACTGGATTGCGGAGACCCCGAACAGAAGAAGACCATTTACGATATAGACGC